TGCGTCTCGGCGCGAGCCCAGCGGGCCCCCCCCCAAGGGGGGGTCGTGGACCTTGATCGCGGCGGCGAGCGCCTTGGCGCGGTACGATTCGAGCGTTTTGGCCGTACAGGCGGTGGACGAAAATGTGAGTACGATCTTGCCCGTCGAATACGAGCGGCAGGAGACGGCGTTGTACATCTGCTCGCAGTATGTTTTGACGCAGGAGGTGAACGCCTGCGTCAGCGCGCTGGCGGTGGCGGTGGTGAGGGCCTTGGAGTAGTTCAGCGTGATCGTGTGCTCGCCGCGCGCGAGCATATTGCGAACCAAACCGTCGATGGCGGCGGTGTCCTTGGCCGACGTCGGGAGCGACGTGCTTGCCGGCGCTTTGACAAGGCTTGCGAGCGTCGCATTTTTGACGGAGTGATACGGCGCGACCGTCCACGTGAGCGTCAGGCGCGTTTCAGGTTTGACAACGCGCGTCAGAAGCGCCGCAATTTCCGCGCGGCTGACGCTGCGGTCGGGATAAAAGCTGCCCTTTGCGTCCATGCCGGAGAGCAGCCCACGGCGGTACATCAGCAGAATTTCGCTGCGGTAGGGCGTTTTGTCCGTCACGTCGGCGATGTAGTCGCGGCTCGCGTAGGCCGAGGTGACGAGCGAGGCGTTGGGCTCGGTGTACCATTCCTCCGGCACGGCGAAGGCAAAGATGCCCGCCATCTGCGCGCGCGACGCGGGCAGGAGGTAGAAGCCCTCAAAGCTGTTGTCGAGCAAATTCTGGCTCTTCAAATACGAGACATACGGCGCATACCACGCCTCATTCTCCTTCGCTGTGGGGATGACCGCGTCGCTGCCGGTCGTGTAGATGGCGCGCAGCCGCGCGGCAATGGTCAAAAGCTCGGCGATCGTCACATTGCCGCTTGGCGCAAAGGAATCCTCGCCGCGGCCGTTGAGTACGCCGTATTCATAGGCCGAGACGACCGAGGGGGCGAACCAGTCGCCGCCTTTCACGTCGGCAAACTGGCCCTCGTAGACGCGAAGCAGCACGAATGGGGCGCTGTCTTCGCTCGTCGTCTCCTCCTGTGCGGGAGCGGCGGCATCCTGCGCGGGCTCCTCGCTGTAAGAAAAGGCGCTGATGCTCAGCGCAAGCGCGAGCGCCGCGACAAGCAGCGCAAAGCGGAACTTCATGGCGTTTGCTCTCTCTTTCTCACATTCTCAGAATTTTGCGGAATTACGGGACTAAAATGTTCTGCTCGTCGGCGGTGATATCCGTAGCGTAGGGGTTGAGCATCGAATTCGTCATCTCGAGCACCTGCTCGGGATAGAGCGTGTAGAAGGACTTGCCCTTGTACCAGCCCGCGCCGTCGCCGGGGAGCGTGGCAAAGCTGATGGCGTCCGTCCCGCCCATGGAGAGCGCCTGGTTGGCGAGCCACACGAGGTTGCCGAGCGTCAGGTCGGTCTTGACATATTTTAAGAACGTTTCCGCCATCGCGGGAACGTTTTCAATCTTCATCAGCTTCTGCGCCACAGTCTTCAAAACCCCCGGCGGCGCGCCGAGCCGCCCGATACCCTGCCGCCCGCCGTAGCCGGGGTTATCCTTGTCGGAGTTGTGGCGGAAGCGCACGACCTCCATAGACTGCTGGCCGCTCAGGTGCTGGAGACCGGCCTTGAAGTGAATGTGCAGATCTTGGTAGGGGTCGTCGTAGTCCATATCCTCGGGCACGTCGAAGTCGACGCCGCCGATCTGGTCGATGAGCGCGATGAACCCCTTCAGGTCGACGGAGACGTAGAAGTCCACGGGGATGCCGAGCATATCTTCAATGTTGCTGCGCAGCTTTTCCGTGCCGCCGTTATTGTAGGAGGAATTGAGCTTGTGGCCGTTGCTCATCAGCGTGTCGCGCGGCAGGCTGACGACGTCGATCTTCTTGTTCTCCGCGTCAAAGCGCACGAGCATGTTCGTGTCGCTGCCGCCGGCGTCGTTGTCCACACCGTAGGCGAGGATCGTATAGCAGTATTTTTTGCGCTCTTTGCCGTTAGAAATGGTTTGAATGGCGTCGCTGTCCTCCGCCGTGCCGTCCTGCTGCGTCTGCTGGTCTTCGTTGTCCGTGACGGGCTCAGGCGCGCGCACGACGTACTTGACCGTCGCCACAATGGCCACGGTCAGGAAAAGAAGCGACAGAAGCGTGACGACGACGCGCTCACCGCGATTTGCGCGTTTCTTCTTTTTCTTCGGCCTGCGGCGCGGCTCGCTTTCGCGGCCGATGCTTGGCTCGTAATAGTCCTGCTTTCTCATCTTGTTGCTCCGATCATTTTTCTTTTGGTTTACAATAATGCATTCTACCCTGCGCGGCGGAATTGTGCAAGAGTAATTTTGCCGCGCGGGAGTCATTGTGGCGTTTATCATTAAGTGCGAAAGAGCTAATAAGCTCCGACGCACTTATTTTTTTACGCAGAAACGGAGGCGAGGCTATGAAATACGAGTGCTTAAAGCTCGAGGAGCGGCGGATTATCGAGGAAATGTACGCAAAGGGCGCAAAGCCGGGCGAGATTGCCGAGCGTGTCGGCAAGTGCCAAGCGACCATATACCGCGAGCTCGAGCGAGGCAAGACCGGGGAAACGGACTCCCGCTTTCGTCAAGGGTATAGCGCGGCGGTAGCGGAGGCTCGAGTAAATCGGTCGTACCGAAATAGAGGCCGTCGGAAAGCGGCACAGTAAAAAAGGAGGTTACTCATACCATGAACAATTTTCAGAGGATAACGGCAAGCCGAGAGGCGCTCGCGGCGTTCCTCGGCACTATCCCGGCGATTGAAACGCCGTGGGACGATGCTTTTCACCGGATTTATTGCTCCTCGTGCTCGGCGGCGGATTGCGACGACTGCCGCCGACCGGAGCGGGATAGCCCGCTATGGTGGCTCGGCCTCCCGGCGGCGGAGGCAGAGAAATGAACGCCGATTTTTCCCATACTTGCGAGGGGTGCGAGCACGTTGTTACGGAGCCGTGGGCGAAAGACATTATCTCCTATCGGTGCTTTGCTCCCGGCAGATGCAAGGGGCGCGTCGTTGGCGTGAAACGCTTTGACCCGTATATCCCGGCATGGTGTCCAAAACTGGAAAGGAGCCGCGAGAATGGATAAAACGGCATTATTGAAGAAAGTCCGCGCACTTGCCGAGCACGGAGTCGGCGGCGAGGCCGAGAACGCCGAAAAGCTCCTTGCTCGCATGATGAAGAAATACGGCATTTCGGAGGAGGAGCTCGACGAGGAGACTCGCGTCCGCCACGACTTCACATATCACGGCGGGGAGGAAAAGAAAATCCTCCTGCAAGTGGTCTATAAGGTCACGGGCGGCTACGCCTACGAGCTCGTATATACCGCGAGTGGGCGCAAGGTTAGAACTCAACTCGGCGCGGATTGCACTCCCGCCGAAAAGGTGGAAATTGAGTATCTTTTCGATTTCTATAAAAGGCTTTGGGAGAAAGAAAAGGACGCTTTCCTCGCGGCCTACATTCAAAAGCACCGTATCTTTGCAATACGCGCAGACGTAGAGCCGCAGGAAATCAGCCGCGAGGAGGCTCTCAAAATGGGGGCTCTCATGCAAGGCATGAGCGATGAAAGTCCGCTCCGAGCTATCGAGGCGGGGAAATAAAGGAGGAATAACACAATGAGCGAAACGAGTTCGAGAGTTCGGCTTATGGCAAACCTACAAGCCGCCGTCGCGGAGGCCGTCTCCGGCACAATGGAGGAGCGCGGGCGCGGCTTCGCCTCTGACCGCGAGGCATGGGCGGAGCTAAAAGAGTGCATCGAGCGCACAAAGCAGATGCACACCGACATAGAGAAAGTCCACAAGGAAATGTGGAGCGCGGTCAAGGACAGAAACGAGGACGCTTTCGCCGCACTCTCGCAGGAGTTCGAGCGGAGTTCCCGTATTCTCGCCGAGGAATGGGCGCAAACGTCCGCCCTTGCAAAAATCGCCGTTATCAGCGAGTCGAACGATTAAGGAGGTCGCACAAATGAAAAAGCTCTATTCAAAGAAACTCGGCGGAGAGGCGTTCGCCCTCGACGCGGCACAACTGGACACTCTGAAAAAGGCCGGTTATACCGTACCGAGCCCGGAGGAAGTTATCGCGGACGCGGCGGCGGTCAAAATCGAGCCGCCGGAGGGAAAGCGGGCGTATGTCGTCTTTGATTTCAAGACCGGCGCTTTCAAAGTCCGCACGAGGACGCAGACGCTCGCCGAGAGCGAGGTCGGCGGCTTCGTTGGCGAGGTAGTCTCGGCGGCGATTTTATGCGGCTTCGTCGAGCGGGCGGATATGGACAATCCGAAAGCGGATGCTCCGGCGACTCCGACGACGGCCTCCCCGCTCGTGAATATGCTCCGAGACGCTTTCCTCCGCGCGGCGAACAATAAGACGGCTCCGGCGGCGGACAAGCCCGCAGAGGCGGCAGACGCGCCGGAGGTGGTCGAATGATTAAGCTCGGCGACCGCATCACGGTAAAGCCCGCGACGTTCGACGTTCCGGGCAAAGACGGCAAGCCGAAAGCAATCCCCGGGACGGTCGTCTACGTTCATCCCGGCGGGCGATATTGCGTCCTCGAGTTTGACGTAGGCAGACGCGAGCCCGTGACTATCCGAGAGAGCCTTCAGCTTATCGACGGGAGGGTAGCGGAATGAAACGCGAGCAATCAGCACCGGCGGGATACCGCCCGCACTTTGCCGGGACGACGAAATTATACCTCGTCCGTCACAAGGAATACAGCGAGCTCACCGTAAACGGCGTGAACAAATACGAGGCAGTACACGCCGCCGCCCGTGCGTGGGGCGTTCGGTGGACGGCAATCGCCCGAGAGTGCGAGTATATCGTGCTCGCCGAGGATACGCCGGAGGCCGGTAAGCCATGACAAGGCAGGAGCGGCGGAAACGCCGCAGACAGCGCCGCCGGATGCAAGCCGCCCTCCTCGCCTCTCTTCTCTTTGCGTTGGTGCTCATAGTGACGCTACACATCCGCGAGACAGCGCCGGAGCCGGTCGCGGAGCGGACAAGCGCACTTGTGGCGGAACGGCAAACGCTGACATACATAGCACCGGCAAGGCCGGAGGCGGCGGAGGAAACGCCGGAGGAGCTGACGGTAGAGCCGGAGCCCGAGAACAGATACGCGGAGCTCCATTTCAGCGACGAGGACATTTATATCCTTGCTTGCCTCGTCTACCACGAGGCGCGCGGCGAGAGCTTCGAGGGACAAGTCGCCGTCGTCGAGGTCGTTCTAAACCGTATGCTCTCCGACTATTTCCCGGATACGGTCGAGGAGGTCGTATTTCAGAAATACGGCGACGTATGGCAATTCTCCCCCGCTCCGTACCTCTACTCGGCGGAGCCGGACAAGGAACAATATCTCGCGGTGCATACCGCCATAGAGGAGCGGGAGCACATTCTTTCAGAGGATACGGTCTATTTTTCGACCGCGCCTTATAACGAGAGCGTCGATATGATTATCGGCAATCACTATTTCTGTAAAATCTTTTGAACGGAGGAAAAGACGATGCAACTCATTACCACAAGGAACAAGGAAATCTATTTCGCGGAACTCAAAAAGGCCATTTCGAGCGGGAACGGCCTCGAGCTTATCCATCCGGGCGACAAGTTCGCTATCGAGCTCAAAAACGGCGAGCTCGTCAATGCCGTTTGCGGCGGATATGTCAACGAGAAGCGCGCCCGCTTCGTCCTCGAGGACTGCCTCGCGGAAAAGTGGCGCATGAACGACACGCCGACCAACAAGGGCGGATACCTCAAGAGCGAGGGACGGCGACACGTCCTCGAGGATATTCTCCCGCTTTTCCCGGACGAGCTCGCGGAGGCGTTCGAGCCTCGTTTCATGTCCGAGGAAATCGACGGAGAACGTCACGAGTACGCGGATACTCTGTGGATACCCTCCGCGACCGACGTTTTCGGCGCGGGTGATTGGTGGAGCGAGGAGCCGGACAGCTTTCAACTTGAGATTTTCAAGCGTGAGCGCGACCGCGTGAAAGAGGTAGCCGGGGAAACGTGGAGTTGGTGGCTCCGTTCTCCGTTTGCGAGCGGCTCCGGCCGTTTCGTGGCTGGGGGCGCCGGCGGGGCGGGCGGGG